GTTGGTCTTAGCGTCACGGGCCATCTCATAAGGCACCTTAGCGCCGATGTCCTCAAAGTTGATGGAGCCCTCACCCAGCACATAGCTGGTATAGATAGGATCGTCACCGCTCTCGTCCACAGGCATGGCATCATCAACCACAACCAGCTTGCCATTCCAGGAGTACATGGTCAGATCACGGGTCACGCCGTCCTTGTCAGTGTACTTGAGAGCCTGGAGCAGATTGAGGTTTTCCAGGTTGGTGGCCACAACGGAGTGCATGAAAATCATGGCAAACTTCTTCTTGCGATCACCACAAGCCTGGGCAGTGGCGCTGTTCAGAGAAGTGGCCTCCATAGGACCGTCCACAGTGTAGGTGTGCTTGGCCACAAACTCTGCGCTCTGGCCGCCGGTCATGGAGAAAATACCCTTGAGGATAGCCAGGATAGTGTCCTGGTCAACATCCTGCCAGTAGTCGGCCACCTGTGCGGCAACATTGTCCATGAAGTCCACACCGCCGGTGATGTCAAAGGAGAAATCACGCTCAGTCCAAGCCTTGGCACGGCCGATGACAACCACGCCCTGCTCAAAGGTCTTGGTGCTGGTAGCCTCAATGTCAGTCTGGCCGTCATAGTTCACGGCATCGCCGTCCAGGAGGCCACGCATGGCAATGCGGGCATAGCCGGTGCCATTCTGGGAGGCGAACACCTCACGGATGTCGGGGTTGCCAGCCAGGACACGGGACTTGCGGATTTCGTTGAGGCGGGTGCGGGGAACACGGCCCACCGCATACTTGAAAGCCTCAGCGTTAAAGCTCTTAGCGTCAAACTTAGTGTTAGGCATAAATCAATACATCCTTTCTGTTATTTGGATTTGCGGCTCTTGCCGCCAGTCTTGGCCTGGGCCTCCTCAGTGGGAGCGTCCTGGGCCTGTTCGGGGTTTTCGGGAGCGCCCTGCTCAGTAGCAGCGGGCTCATCAGTGGAGTTGCCGCCATCAGCAGCGGGCTCCTCCTGCTCATCGGGCTCACCATTGCCGGTGGCATCCGCCTGGGCCAGACGGGCAATGACCTCCTTGGTGATGGCCTCAGCCATCTCATCCACAGAGGGGACATGCTCCGCCATGTACTGCACAACACCCTCCTGGGTGCGGGGCAGCATGTTGACGGGGGTGCCGGTCAGCTTAGTGGCCAGATTACGCAGGGCATCCTCAAAGGACACAGTGCGGGGTTTAGTCACATTTTTCATGCGGGTTTCACCTCTCAATCAAGTTTTGCATCGGGATTTGCGGCCAGATACTCAGCCAGCTCCGCATAGCTCATCTCGGAGGGTTTCTTGCCCTCTCCGGGCTTTTTGCCATCGCCGCTGTCACCAGGTTTCCAGCCCTCATACTTGGCCGCTGCACCAAACAGGAAATCAGTTGCAGCGTCCTTTTTCATTGCCTCAACTCTTGCAGCCAGGGTGACGCTTTCGCCGTTCACCTTGGAGGTGACCTTGCCATCCAGGATGGAGGCATCTTTGAGGAAATCAGCCAGCACAGCCTTGACGGCGGTGTTGTTCTTAGAGCCAGCAGCGGTGAGCTCTGCGTCCACTGCGGCCATCAGCTTGACCGTGGCCAGCTCCTTATCATGGGCGGCCTTGTCCGCCTTGTTCTGGGCGGTCAAATCCTCAATCTGCTTTTTCAGATCAGCGTTGTCACCGGCGGACTTTTTCAGCTCCTCCAGTTGAGTGTCACGGGTTTTGACATCGCCACGCAACTGCGTGACCTCTGCCTCCAGCTCCGTGACCTTTGCGGCCTTGGCGTTGAAATCGGTGCGGGCAACAAAGCCCTTGCCAATCTCCTGGGCCACCGCAGTGTCAATTTCGGGGGTGTATGCAGCCCCCAGCAGGGTTTTCAGCCATTCAAGTGCCATTTTTACCTCCTTGCATTTCTGCTGTCCTTTTTATCCGGCCAGTCCCGGTATTGCAGAGCCCTTTTTGTAGTCCGCCGGGTCCAGCGGTATTTTTGGGTATGAAAAAAGCACCGTGCATTTTCAGCACGATGCTTTTAACAACGGTGGTTAATTCTGGTCATAAAGTTCATCATAGAGCTTTTGCAATTTCAGACCGTTTGCATTTAATTCATAATCGGCATCAAAACCAATTTCAGTGATCTTGTCATCAAGGTCCTCCAATAACTGGTTGATGTCATCGCCGTCAATATGTCGCTGGGCATCCGGCAAATGCTCAAGCAAAAGCTGCCTTTGAGCGTCAGTGATATTCAACACAATTATTTCCCTCCTTTGTGCGGGTTTGTTTGTATCAGCATACCAGTGTCCGGGTTTACCGTCACATAGCAATTCTTACCCTTAAAGCGCTGGCTCCTGCCATTGGCATTATTTTTGATAGGGTCAACTTTTTCTGGATGCAAGAGCGCATCAAGCGCATCCGACACATCCACGCCACTGCGGCGCTGGGACACGGAGCCAATGGTGCGGGCAATGTAGTGATTGGATTTTCCCGTTGTGACCAGCCCATTTTGGGCCGTAACTCCAACCAGTTTTTTATCAATCTCAAGGCTCTTGCTTTTATAGAGCTTGAAATCCGCAAGAGGTGTGAGCTCCCCGGATTTAATAGATTTAGAATAGGCTTTGAAAGCGTCCCAATCACTGCCATATTTAAGTGCCTGGAAATCCTCAAGCGTGGCGGGAGCGTTTTTGCCCAACAGCTCTTTGTAGCGCTGCCATTGCTTTGTGTCTGCACTTGTATTATACGCCTTTTTGCGCTTGAGGTCAACATAACCGTCACCATGGAGCCCGTCTTGCCAGGCTTTCCACTGCTTATATGTCATATCACCAGGGATGACACGGTGGCCAGCAGCTCTGCTGTTGCGGCTCTGCAAAAGCCGGATGACATCCTCCTCATACGGAGCAGTACAGCACCGGCACCAAGGATGGAACGGCGGAGCCGTGAGCCCCACCTGGTACTCAGACATTTTGAACACCTTGCCGTCCATATCAGCACAGAGAGTGCATGTTTCATGGTCACGGGAGGTGATGATCTCATAGCGCTCCACATCCAAAGCCACAAAGCTGTCTTTTTGGCCAGCACTGGAAAAATAGGCGCTTTCCGTCATCACCAGGCGGCCCGCTTTGCTCTTGGACACCTCAAACTGCTTGGAGATGGCAGCAATGGCCCGGTCCGGGGCCTCTCCCCGGATAATCATTTGTGTCAACTGCGTGTTGACGCTGTTGACCAGGCTTTGCTTGTTGGTCCAGCACCTATCACGGAAAGTCTGGTTGTCAGCCGTCCATGGCCGGGAGAGGACCTTTGTGATGGTTTCCTCATTGATGGCGTGCATGGACCAGCCCACACCAAGGCCACGCTGTACCTCAAAAGCGGTGTGATAATAGCTGCCCTCATACATCAGCCGGGCAGCCTCATCAATGTAGTCCAACTGGTTGGAATAAAGCACCTCAGCCTGTTGCTGGATTTGCAGCTTGAGAGCATCCAGACGGGAGATGTGCACCCTGGCGCTGGCGTTTTCAAGTTGTTTCATCCAGGCACCATCAAGAGCGTTTTGCTGGCCATGGGCTATGTATTCGCCCACCGTCCAGTGAAACTCTGCCAGCTCATCAGAATTGAGGAGCCGCTTTGCCTCTGCCAGCGTGATCTCATTATTGGCAGCAAAACGCTGATACCATACGGCCATCTGGCGCTCAATCTCAGCCTGGGCACGGGAAAATTGGGCCTCCAGGTTTTCTACATAAGAGAAAGACTGGTCAAGCAGTGCATCCTCCATGTTTTTCATACGCTGGGCCCAATAGTCCGCATTACTCTGTCTTGCCATCACCCTCACCGTCCTTTACAGGAGGCTCCTGGCCAGAGCCCTTGCCGGTGTCCCCGTTTTTGGAGCGGTTGGCCTCAAAGGCTGCCCGGTAGGGGTCAGCCATGGCCTCCTCACGCTCATCCTTGATGCGCTGGAGCTCCTGCTCCGGGTCAGACACCCAAGGGTGCATTTTGATGATGGTTTCATCAGAGAGGATGCCCACAGAGTTTTTGCAGTTGTTGATGGCCTCCGTTTCATTGATGAGCACATCACGGTCAAAGATGACCTTGACCTCTGTGCCCTCAAAGGAGCCCACACCAGTGTTGGCCAGGTGACGGTTGACAAACCAAAGCAGCTCCTCAATGGAGGCTTGAAACTCCATTTCAATGCCGTTGGCATCCAGGTCAATATCAGAGTACATGCTCTGTATATTCATCTGGTTGGGGTTGCCGCTCATGCGGTCATCCTTGGCATCATAGCCTCTGGCATTTTCAATGATGGCATCCTTGAGCAGAGAGAGCAGCACCTTGTAGTTTTCGGCGTTGACCTCAATTTGCAGGGTTTCCACTCCGCCCTCAGAGCCCTCATAGGAGCGCACCTTGATAAAACCATAGGCAGCCAGGTTGGTGCGGAGGCGGCCCAGGTCCTCACCATCATAGTTTTTGATGACCAGGATGGTGCTGTGGATGTCCTCCTCCATCTGGTTGGCAAAGTTGGAAAGCACATCATTGTATGCGTCCTGCAAGCACTTCACACGGGAGAGGAGGGGGATTTCATGGTGGGAGCTCTTAAAGCATACCAGAGGGATGCGCTCCCAATTATAGCCGGTGACCTCCCCGGTGGAGGGGTCAGCCTTTGTGATGTAGGGGCCGGAGTGTGCATAGTCATCCGGCACCAGCGTGCCGTCATCAGTGCGGATAAAGCAATCCACGCCGCCGCCGTGCATGACCTCAACCTTGACCACATCCTTGGCCTGTTCGTTTTCGTCATACTCCAGCACCATGTAGACATGCACCGCTGCATCCAGGATGGTGTGGTCAGCGTCCGCCCAGAATGGCAGCACCTCATCAGCCGGAAAACGCTTGAAAGACAGCACGCCGCTCTCATAGTAGGGATAAAGCCAGCTCTTGCCGCCAATCCATGCGCCCTCACCAACATTGTGCATCACCCGGCGGAAACGGGAGCCAAAGACGGCACTCAGCGCCTCAGCATATTTCTTGTTTTCCGTATCAAAGGAAAACGGACGGCCAAAAGAGTAGTTGGTCTTTTGGTCCACCATCTTGGAATACAGGTTATTGACCAGCCTGTTATTGGGCAGGTGTTTGAGTTCAACAGGCTTGCCGTCATCATCCAATGCCATGCGCTTGCGTCCAAGCACGGCCTGGCTGCCGTCATAGTAGGCCTCACCGGCAAGCTGCCTCTGCCGCTCTTTGGAGTGCAGCCATGCTGTGATCTCCAGCTCCAAAAAGCGCTTGTCAGTCATGCCCCGGCCAAAGTTTGTGGCAGTACGCATGACACAATCATCTCTTAAATTAAGCACAACCATGCTTTTCTCACCTCACAGACATTTTGCCGCTGTCCAGGCGGCGTATAGTTTTGGCCCTTGTATGGCCATCCAGTCCACCATCTCCTCATTGGTGGCCCAGGAGCCATCAAGGGTGACGGAGTTGATGCTCAAGCCGCTCTCATAGAGGAAAGCGTGCGTGATTTCGTGGCGCATACATTTGCGCTTGTAGGCCTCCAGATCAGCCATGCTCATGGGCTCTCTGCGCTCTGCTGCCGTGTAGTCTTTCACCACAATGCTCTTGGTGGAAAAATCACAGTAGCCATCACAGTGCTCCAGGTTGGGGTCCTTGGCCTTTTTGCGATATTCAAGGGTGTAGGGCACACCCAAAATGGAAATCCTCATCTGCGCCACCTCTTACTTGAAACTGAACAGCTCCGGCGCAAAGACTTTGTGCACAAAATAGCGCACATCATCCATGCTGTGGTCATTCTCCTTGATGGGCCGGTCCATGGTGGCCTTTTCATCCCATCGGTACATGCCAAACTCCCGGATGCAGTCCGTGCAGGTGGAACAGATGAAAATATCACCGCTCTGGAGCCTGGTGGCCACATTGCGGATGCCGTCAATGACGGAGTTGGAGGCCTTTTCCACCCTAAACCTGCCATGACGGCGGATGACCTCAATAAAAGATGCCGCAGAGGGGTCAACGATCACGGCACGGATTTGCAGCCCATCTGCCAGAGCCTCCAGCTCTGCATAGTGCTCCTCATCGGTGCGCTGCCGTCCCTCTTTGCGGCTGTCAAAGTAGTATTCCCGCATCCTATACCAGCGGCCATTGGCACGGCCCCACAGTCCAATGCTGGTGGGGTTGATGGTGCCATAGTCGCAGGAGATATAATAGCGGTCATACGGTCTGGGCTCTGGGGGCACAACATGGAAATCCTTGTTGAACATCGTGTAAATAAGCCCCTCCGCAACCACCCAGAGGCCACGGATAAAGCGATCATAAAAAACGCCAGAGTAAAGGCTCTCATACCTTGCCTTGACGGAGGCGGAGAGGCTGAGGTTGTCATCCATGGTGAAATGGAGGTGCAGCATGTTGCGCTTTCTAGCCTCCAATATCCATGTCACATAAAACCAATGGCTTGGCCCCTCTGGGTTGCAGTTAAACCACAGCTTGGAGCCGTCCACAGAACAACGGGCACAGGCTTGCTCCACAAAGGAGCGGGGCATCAGTGCAACCTCATCAAGCAGGATGCCCGCCAAAGTAATGCCCTGGATAAGAGCGGCACTGCTCTCATCCTTGCCGCCGAACAGGTAAAAGCTGTTGCTCCTCCCGGCAGCGGTCACGGTGATCTTGTTTTCTGTGCGGTGTTCCTTGAAAGAGAACATGCCAGCCATCCAGTTGGGCAGGTTGGTTGTCACATTGCGGCGCAAGCTCTCAATGGTCTTGCCGCAGATGGCAAAGTTTTGCCCCTCAAAGGTTTTCATGGCCCACATGACAAAGCCCACGGTCATGGCCACAGTCTTGCCGGAACGGATGGAGCCGTCACAGATGATGCCGTCATAGTCCTTAAAGCCCGGCCTATTCCACCAGGTCATGGCCAGATTTTGCCGGGGGCTCAATTTCTGGTATCTCACTTGTGTCCAGCTCCTCTCTGGTGCTCTGGTCGATGACCTCAAAGATGTTGTTTTCCTCTGGGTCAGCGCCAGCACCGTGATTGTCAAACATGCCAAGGTGTCTGCCAAGCATCTCCAAAGCTCTCACCTTGTCATACAGTTTGACCTCAGTGCCATATTGGCCCTCCTTAATGGAGGCAATGGCTTTTTTCTTATCATCCGGCAGCGTGTCCGTTGGGACCAGCCGCACAAGGCCGTTTCTGTTGATTGCGGCAAAATCAGCACCGTTGGCAAAGGCGATGGCTGCCAGCTCCGCAAGCACCATGTCCTGTGTGATTTCCACCCGCTTTTGGCGGTTTTTCATGGCCTTTTGGAGTTCAGCCGAAACTTGAGTTTTATTGAGTAGCTCCACGGCGATACG